GAAAGCAGCAAAAAAACTTGCTGTAATGGCAGATGACGATCCAGTAGTTCAGATATTTTTAGCAGAGGCTATGTCTGATTTTGAAATATATGGATTAGAGTTTGATTGGGCAAGTGGTGAGATTTTAGTGACTGCTGAAATTGCTAAAAAGATAGCATATGATTTCAGAACTGGTTTACTATGGGAAAAGGAAGGTGTATAATGGGAGTAGGTGAATATGTAGCATTGGCAGCTGTAGTATTGCCAGCATTAGCAGATATATTTGCAGGCATGACTAAAAATGAAAAACTACCGTATAGAAGTAAGATATTAACTTTTGCACAAAAGATTAAGTTTATTGGTAATGTAGCAAAGAAACTGAATGAGAGGTAGTTATGCATACAATACTTTACTATCCCAAATCATGGTATAATTATACTGCTACAGCATTAAAACAGATCATTAATGGTTGTGGGCCTGGTGGATGGAAAATTGATTTAGTGCCTGATAGTATTTTTGGTTGTGATATTTCTATGGCATGTAATATCCATGACTTCATGTATCATATGGGATCTACTATTGAAGATAAAGATAGAGCAGACAGAGTATTTTTAAACAATATGTCAAGATTAGTAATGCGTGATAGCTACAATTGGTATAGTAAATGGTTAATGTATTTGCGACTACACTATGTAAAACGTTACTATCAGGCCGTTTCTATTTTCGGTGGATCAGCTTTTTGGGATAGTAAAGAAGATGACACAGATGATTAAACCTATAGTAGAACTCATACGTTTGGAAGAAAATTTTAAATACGGAACTTTTGGAATATTGAAAATCCAAAAGAAAGTATTTTGTGTTACATTAGAGCCACCAGACATAGAAAATAATAGAAACGTATCGTCTATACCAGCTCAACAGTATATTTGTAAACGTATGAGTTCTTCCTATGGTGAAACATTTAAAGTAATGGACGTTCCTAATAGAACTCAAGTTCTACTCCATCCAGGCAATACTAAATTCCACACACAAGGATGCATATTACTTGCTCAATACTTTGGTAAATTAAAAGGTAATCGGGCAGTTCTCAATAGTGGAAAAACTTTTAAAGACTTTATGACTTCATTAGTGGGTTATGATGAAATTCACCTGACTATTAAAGAGGATTATTAAAGTTACTTTGTTTTGTTTTTTTTCTTGATTTCTTTGTTTTTATGATATACTATCAATTAAACAAATATCATAAAGGAGGGATCATGCTTATAAATCACGACTTTATCATCGGAATCTTCGACCAAAATACCAGAAAATTTATCAATGGAATCCCTGTTAATTGTACCCATCCTATAGCTAAAGAAATAGTTTTTTCTCTTAGAAAAAAATTTGAACATAAAAACAATATTTATTCTATCTATTATGACTATTATGCCTACCACGATTATAATGAAGCGAATTTTATTAAAGTACCTATTAAATTTCTGGAGGAGATATAATGAATAAAATAAAAGAATTTATCAAGGGCGCTATCATATCATCATTATTTTGGAGCATTATGATATACGCCCTTTTAAATGCAATCTAACCAAAGATCTTATCAATTACTGAAGTGATATAAGTATCCATATCGATCATTGGATCACCTGCTTCTTTTCGGTTGTGCATCGTTTCTCTTAGTTTATCGATCAGATTCATAAAGTATACAGTATCAACACCGATTAATTGATCTTCTAGCACATCAATATCAGTTAAATCCAAATTAGATAACTGATATGACATTTTTAGAATCTGTCCAGCATTAATACGCCAGCCACGCTTAATGAACTTGCGGATACGAATGATAGAACATAAAGGATATTTAGACCCGGAATATACCAATTCACGTGCTAGAAGCGCCTCTAAGGCGGCAGAATTGGTATATACGTCATTGGTTGATGATAGCCAATAGTTAGTGCAATGAATATAGTCAAAATTTTCATGTATTTTATCAGCATCACCATAAAAACGGATAATTAATTGAATCTTGCCTGATAGCGTGATTGCATTACCTGACATAAAAACTGGCTGATATTTTTCTTTTACCGTATTATCTAATTCTTCTCCTGGAATTTCATCAGCGTCTTCTAATAATTCATCTACTTCTTTCAGCCCGGCAATACCGTCAGACCTGATGATAATCTTAATTCGATCAGAGTCAAGATTATTAATCATACGACTTGCCCAGTTATAGTTTTCATCGGATTTTTCTTTAATTTGCTTATCGATATCAAGCGCACCATCGAGAACAAATGCTTTAGTTTTAAATCCGATTCTATTAGTGACCTTGCCATGTGCTTCATTGAATTTAGCAACATAATATTCTGCTACTGCTAATGTTGTTTCTTTATCAGTAAAATATAAATCATAATCATTAACAGGTTCTCCTAGCAACATTGAAGCAATAGCACCACCAGTAATAATTGTATTATGCTTCACTAAAGCTTGTACATGATTATCTTCAATCGATTCTACCCAGGCATCAAATTTCTTTTTTAGTGTTTTATTGATAACTTTCTTTTTCAACTTGCACCTCCATCAAGGATTCTTCCAGTAAGAAAGCCTCCAGTAAAATCAGTGTGAACTCTACAATCTACAGATATATCTTCACAAATTATTCTGCCTTTATGAAAATGATTATAGTCAATTTTGTAATTGGGATTTCCAAATAATAGCTTTTTTTCAAAAAAAGAAATATTACTCGGATTATACTCAAGGCTATTACAGAAAGGACACTGTGTATCAATCAAGATATCAATTGCCCTTTTACTTTTAAATGCTTTATTTTTACACTCTTTCATTGCATGTTCTGCTCTCTTTTTAGCAATAAGTTTACCCTTATCATTATCAAACTTATCATCTTCTGAACAGACAGCAATACCTCTGGCAATTTCAATTTTACCTGTATTGTGTCCTTTGCTATCTTTACATTTGTTAAGCAGTAAACAAATAATGACTTTATTAGAACTTTTCTTTTTAAGTGTGTAGAATCTTGCCTTCATTCTAATCTCCTTTGCTTTTAGTTTGGTTGGAAAGTATAAATCCCGTATTGACTTATAATCTTCTTTTGATAGTGGTGCTACTGGAAATTTTATGCACGTAGATGTTGTTGAATTCAAATCAGGTAAATTCCAATCAGCGTTTTTATATTGACAATCGCTACATATATGCTGTGGTTGGTTACAACCAACACAGCCCCCATGATATATTTTTCTTTTTTCTTCTACTCTAATGGGCATTCTTATACTATCATCACATCCTACCTTAAAATTTTTTTTGTATAATTTAATTAAAAGTGAACTTCTAAAATAATCATATAGGTAGCCGGTGCCTATAATCCTACTGAACAAATCATCTCTACATTCCTTGCTTAATTCAGACATGTTTTTAGTTACCATATTGACTGTCTCCTAAGTCTTTAAAACACTTGCTTTTATCATCATAAAACTGTTTATATAGTAAGTAATTTTTGTAGAAATCAAACCAGTTTTTAGCATCCATTATTACTATAGGATCGAATCTGTTTTTCTTCACAAACAATTGCCAAATAGTACCTTTATTTATATTTTTTTTGGCTTGTTTAACATATGCTACTATACTCCATTTTTCTTGATTTTTTGTTTCAATAGAAAACGGATATAATTCTTTTGCTATTCCAATTAACTTAACATCGGTGCCGGATTGTCCCATTTCTCTTGATTCAATCAATTCATCCTTACCTACTTTGATATTGAGAATCTCACCAACATAATTTGCTACCCATTGTTGAAATCGTCTACCTTTAGCTTTACAACTGGAAGTTTTCATAACCCTCTCAATCTATCAACAATTTCCATTCTATCATAATTGATTTTTTTATTAGGATTTCTCGCCATCTTATCCCACCTTGCCAATAATACTAATTCAGGTATCCATTTATGATCAATAAAGTCAGTTACTTTTTTTAACTTTTTCATTTCACCTAATATGAGAGTCCATATTCTCATATGATTTTTAATTAACCACGCAGTTTTTTCACTGATTAAACCTTCAAGCAACTGTAAAGCATAGTTTTCATGACCTTTACTATCTACTTGTTTACCTACATCATGAAGCATAGCAGCAAATATTAAATCAATATCTTTTGACTCTCTGAAAGCCCATTGAAGACATTGGACGGAATGAATGAATACGTCTCCTTCTGGATGATGTAAATCCATTTGCTCAACACCCTTACAGTTTTCAAGGATATTAAATAAATTTCCTACTCCTTCTATTTTTTTGAAATCATAAAACATAGTCAATCATCGTATTAATTATAAATTTATCCCAGTACTTCCTATCTGCTTTATTGGGAAGTATACTTTTTTTCGATAGTTCTTCCACTTGTTCCATTAGTGCTTCTAATTGAGGAGCAACCATAGTAAGATAATCAAGTTTGCCTTGCTTTACTTTCCTTACATAGTCTGCTTTTTTTAATGGAAAAGTAATAGTTCCATCTCTTAAAATTTCTCTTACTTGTAGTGCTGCCCTGACTGCATGACTAATAGCTTTCCAGTCAATATTTTTGTTTGCTGCTGCATCTTTTGCTCTTTGTCCATACTTATCATAAAAATCTCTTAGAGCATCATAAACATAATGCACTTTTGCAGTTTCTTGAAACTTCTTTCCACATACTTGATATAACCTTAAACCTGATTTTGGCTCAACAGGCAGTTTATGGATATGCTCTCCATCTGGCAATTCATCCCATATATTTTTAAGTGGAGTGTGTGAGCTATCTAGTTTATGTAAAAAATTTAAAACACAATCAGCAGCATTCAGTCTACTACCTTTAATACCATACTTAGCAGCTTGTTTACGTGCATATCCAACAAAAGCACTAAGGTTACTAGTGTAAAATTTATCCCTTTGCTTTACTATACTATCCCATACTGGTGTACTTTCAATAATCATTTCTTTTGGAGCATGTAGCATATCAAGTGCTATTGTCTGTCCTTCACATGCAAGTTTAATAAAATAATGCAGTGAGAATAATTCTACATCTTCATCTTCAGAAGTATTTTTCAATTGACCAATCGGTTTAGTTTGAAAATTAAAACTTTTGTTTACTTTTGATAACAATAGTTCTTCTTTTGATGGTAAGTAAATGCCCTTATAAACTGTATCAGAATCAGGTGTATCGGTTCCGTACAAATGACTGCCAAACTTCATTTTAACAATTAGATTTAAATCAAGATCATCCATTATTTCTCCATTATCTCATTGCATACAGAAGTTTTCATGATTAATCTTCCTCTACAATATAAGATCTTTCTTTTTTTTTGCCTATTCTAAACACCTTATCACTTGCTCCTGCCAACTCAGATATTTGAGTAATAATAATTATTTGTATATCTAAACGCCTACTAATTTCTTGAATTATTTTTGCTGCTTTTTCATGTAATCTATTAGTTGGATCATTTAAATGTCTTAGTGGTTCGTCGTATAGAAATATTGGTCTTTTACGATTATTTTCTAACGACCATAACGTGGGCCTTAAAATCATCGAAGCAACATCTGGTTGTCCAAATCCAGTAGACTTTAACGGCTTCCTAATTTTTCCATCACGCTCAAATATTGGTGATACTTCAGTCTTTCCTCTTTTAAGTTCAAACTGCATTTTTAATGAATACGCGTCTTTTCCAAATACCGCCAACATTGCAAGTGACACAAGCTCATTTAAATGATACTCAAGTTGTGACTGAGTTTCTTGTGCTACTATTTGAATAATAAGTTGTGCATCTTGCGCATTTTTAACTTCTGTTTGGGCAGTTTTTAGTTTTTCACTGGCGATATCAATAGCATCTTGTATTTGTCCACGCCTACCTTTGCTCTCACTAATTAATTCTCTAATTTTATTCAGAGTCATTTTTAATCGCCGCCATCTTTTCTTTTAATTGTGACATATCCTTTTCAAATTCGTCACTTACTTTCAACACTTCTTTTTCTAAATCATCTATTTTTTTCGTTAAGGCATTTAAACTTTTTATACCGTGCTTCTTTTTTATCTCTTCCATAGTTGATTGAACTATTGCATCTGATCTCTCTGAGTCTGTTTCTGCCCGCTTTATTTTTTCTTTCATCTTTAATAGTTCATTTGTTGCATCTGGCATTATGTAACCCCTCCTTCGCAATCTTCCCAAACTACTCTTTTGATATTTCTTTCAACTTTATTCTTTCTCATGTGGGTATTGAGATTCTTTTTGAAGTCTAATTTAATATCGTAGTTTTGGTTCATTTTTTCTATATAGGCTCCTATTCGTTTGTCCTTATCTTCTTTTTGTTTTAAATGATCTTGAATAACAACCTTAGGATCTATTGGTATACAAATTTCCTCAAAAGAATTATCTTCCCCATACCAAAGATATGCTTTTGGTTGATGTTTCTTTTGCCTTGCATCAGTTCGGAAAACGCTACCAGGGTTTATTACACTTCTTCCTCTATGATGAAAAGTAAATTGTTGGTGATTATCACCAGATACAATTAAATCGTAACCCTTCAATTTCGCAAGAAGTCCTCTGGCTTTCTCTGCTTCTGCGTCAGGAAATGGTTGTGTTGTATATGTTACAAGTTCATGGATCAGGCAAACCACTCTTTTTGTTTTGGTATGGCTTGATGGTTTTGGTTCAATACCATATGGATACCCTACTACCTCCCAGTCTTTGAATTCTAAGCTTCCCCAATCATATGCGGGCCTATAGCTTTCTCCCTCTTTATTTTTAAGTACAATGGCCACTCCGGCGGCTTCTAACACGGCAAGACCAGATTGTGGGTATAAATCAATGCTGTGCTGTGGTAGATCATGTTGTCCTGGGATTGCGATAAAATCAGGCATATTATTAATTGCCATACGAATTAATGATGGTGATGGTTTCCAATGGTGAAAAATATCTCCTGATATTATTAACGGAATATCATGTTTATTACAAACTTCTCTAAGAAAATTAACTTTGTTTACTACGGTTTGTTTAAAATCGTCCGTCCTACATATTGGCTGGTTTTCTCTTAGGTGTAGGTCTGCTATAAATAATGCTGTGGGTTTCATTTAATTTTTCCAAGACTGTTCGCATAGAGGGCAGGTTTTCGGTTTTTTACTTTTATAAATTTTCGTTATCTTTTTAAGGTATTCCTTACAACTTTTAAAATTATCCATGTTCGTTAATAGAGTAGTTTTTAATTCCTTTAACGTTTTTAACTCCTCTACTGTTTTTTGTTTCAATTGAATTATTACATCAATTGAAACAACTTCACGATCTTTAAGTGCAATGATTTTTTTTGATTTTTCTATTGCTTCTGTATGGTCAATGAGTATGGTTTCTAAATCAATGAGCACGTCTTTTTCTTTTTCTAACTCTCGCAGCAATTCATGTTTTTTGATACACTCTTGCAAGTCTTTTTTAAATTTTAGTTTCCTATTGCACTTTTCAATTTTCTTTTGTTCCGATAAGATTTTATCAAAGGCATCTTTTAGTTCTTGTCTTTGATTTTTTAAAACAGAAAACATATTCGCTTTCTTCTCAACCCGCTTCAATTCTAGTTCTGTTTCGTCGATCCAATCAAATTGACTTAATAATTCATTCTGTTCGGATAAGATTTCTTCACTATTTTTGATATCAGCATTTAATCGTCTAATTCTACTTGAATTATTTTTGAATGCAACATCAATGTCAGAAAGTGATGCGATCTTGTTTAGTCTCCTACTAATTTCAGAACCTTTGTCATTCAATAAAAAATAAGGATCTTCTTGAGGTTGAACATTAATATCCGACATATTAAGTGCTTGTTTAATTTCGTCAGGAATTTCAGTACCGAAAGAAGTTAATGGGTCTTGAAGCGTATTTAGTGCGTATATGTTTTCTGTTTTATGCCTTGACCTCCTGATGCTAACGTCTTCGAAAACCGCTTCTACATCCGTATTGCCTCCCCAATCGGAGCAGTAGTTAACACCGCGCGGCCATTTGTTTGTTAAAATCCATTCAAACCCACGGAATATGGCAGACTTGCCTTTATCTGATTCACCAAGAATAACATTGACACCCGGGTGAAAATCAAGTATACCATCTGCCCAACTCATAAAGTTTTTTAGCTTCAGCTGTTTTAATTTCACAATTAGAATCTTCGTTTCCGGTCGAGTTTCAGTTCATCTTCAATTTCATTCCAGACTTTACCACAGGTTTTTCTGATTTCGTTTTCGAGATTATTCTTTTCTATGTGGGTCAGTAGATCTTTCATTTGATATTTACTACCATCAAATGTCATCCACCCACCACTTTTTTTAATTTCATTGGTTTTGGTTAAAAAATCAATACAGCTTTCTAAGTCATCAATACCATAATCTTCGTATATTTTGAAAGCTGCCTTTCTTTTTTTCCCAGTTAACTTATTTTTAATAACCTCTACCTCTGTGACACCCCCTATTTCGTTTTTAATGCCTCTTACGGTTTCTTTAATGGCAGAGGTCCGGTTCATGTATAACCTATGGAAGGAGTAAAAGTACGGTGCTTCTCCGCCCGAGGTAGTCCATTTACGCCCATAGGTGGCACCAATTTTCATTCGTGTTTGCTGAATAATAAATAGGGCAGAATCGGTACGCTTTATGTTACCGTTGATCATTCTAAGCGCTTCGCCTAAATGTTTTGCTTTTTCTGCTTTATATGAACCCTTTAGCTCCTTCACTTGATCAGGATTTTTAGCCCTTAGTAAAGCCGCCTTATATTCCTTTTCAATTTCCTCGTCCGTTGATAAAGAGTCAAGAGAATCCATGATATAAATAAATGGCTTACCGGTGTTGCATTTAGTAAGAACGTTGCTTTTAAAGTCTTGGATCGTGTTAGAATAAAATGGTTTATCATCTACAATGGCGGGTGATCTTAATCTACTAACTAAAGGTTTAAAAAGATAATCAAGATTAAAACCCAGCGCATGCTCCCCATCATCTAATATCAAGTCATATTTATCAAATCGATCATCTACGGCACAACAAGAAAGTAACGTCAATGCCTCAACCGTTTTCCCAGAAGATGATTTACCAGGGACCGTATTAATGGTGCCCATAGCAAAGGCACCATTAATATTATCACTACAAGCAAGATTTAACATTGTAGATCCCGAAGGAATGAGGTTTTCTGACTTAACATTAGATGGGTTGGGTCCGATATCCTCTTCGACTGTGCACTCACTATCTCTATCACAATCTTCGATTTGTTTGCTTACGGCAGACCTTCTTCTTCGGACCATAATCACTTAACCCCTTTTTCAAGAAAATTTCTGAGTTTGGCTTCTGCAATTCGCCATCTTCCACCTATCTTGATGCCGATACCATACTTCTCTATCCAATTTATGATGGTAGGCCGTGTGATATTATACTGATAATCTTCCTCTATAATTTTAACGGCCTCATTTGTACTGATTAATTTATCGGCCATTATCGTCTCCTTCTCCTACGAGTAGTGCCTTGTGACGAATCTGACGAATCTGAAGATGAGCGACGACGGTTTCTGGTGTTTTGTTCCGGTTCTTTTTGTTCCGGTTCTGGTTCTTTTTGTTCCGGTTCTGGTTCCGGTTCTGGATCGCCCTGAGCCTTATCCTGACACTCATTATACTCTTCATCGGGACAATCATTACACTCATTATGTTTATTGAAGTCTTCACCAAATTTTAAACCTTTTGAACAAAGATTTTCGTCTTTTTCCTCCTCTTTTTCTTGTTTAGAGAATCTTTGCCTACTACGGTTTCTTGTAGGTGGCTCTTCTTTTTCTTTTTCCTTTTCCTTCTCGGGAGCACTATCTTCCGGCATCGCTAACATAATTCTGGCAACTTGTTCAGAGGTTGGAATTACAAGCAATTGATCCAGGGGATATACCTCATCAAATATTGCCTCATCATATGGATCGCGCTTAGCGAAATCAATGCGGTTTGCTTCGATAAACTTATAACCCATCCTTGTTTTTTCTTCTGCCCTCCATTTGACGGTCATCCCATCTTCGTCGATACCCCAAAAATATACCAGACCCTCTTCTTCATTTAAGGCAATCTCGGCTTGAAGATGTTTTTCAAAAAGATGGTAGCTATGATCCCATAACCGTATGTCTTGATCACCATTTAAATCAATAATGTTGTATAGAACTCGCCATTTTGGTTTTAAACTTGTGGCCAGTTTACCATCTGGATCTTCTTCAGCAGCATTTTCCAGTAACCAATCACGTCTTTCACATACTGCACATTCTTCACCGAACATTTCACGCAAGCAAATAAGGTTTACCTTTTCAGGCCCAACGCCACGATGTGTGCAATATTCAAGTTTGTAATCAACCTCACCAGGTTCAATGCCAGTTCGTTTACCATCGAAATTCATAGCCCGCTGATACCATTCTTCGGTTACTTCAAAAGGAAGGAAATCAAAATTGTTTGATTCACGGCCTTTTTTTAATTTATCGGCCCATTTAACCTCCATACCTTCCGGTAAATTTTTAAACGAAAAAATATGACTTGATTTTCCTTCTCGGTTTTCGGAGCGTTCACGTGTCCTGTCACCCAGTTTCTTTTTGCGATCCTTCCAACTTTTTCTTGCCATAACAAATCACTCCTTTACTTTATCAGTTCTTTTTCTGCGGCGATTTACGGCTCGCCTACTTTCTTGTGTAACCGTATTATCATTCGCTCTAAAACCATTGGCCTTAGAAGTGCGGGAAAAATAATTCATTTTCAATAATTTTACTATATTCTCTAACATTTGACCGCGTTGCCATATAGACCATCTACCGGTTTCAATTATCCCCAGATCATACTGAGCATCAATTAGATTTTTTTTAGCATCAATATGGTCTGGATGCGTTCTGTAATATGACTCGATTTCAGTTCCGGTAGGTTTTTTATTTCCTGCTTCTGCGGCGGTATTCAGGAAATCTTTAACTAATCTACTCTTTGTTATCTTTACGGTTTCATGTCGATTAGAAACCTCTTTTTGAAGGCGTTTTTCTTCCTTGGAATATTTATAAAGTAATGATGGTTGCTCATCACATTCTAGTTCCAATTGATCAAAATTAATTTTTCTGTCTTCTTCAAAATTAAAAATTTCCATATTATCCTTTCAGCACCACAACTTCGGCTCTATTAGAAGTCAAGCTATTAATTTTTTTCTCTCTTGTTTTTAAGATGGGAATGACACCGGACGGATGAAAGTCATCTATTTCCATCGTCCGGTGTCTAATTGTGTGAGGAGTTATTCCTTGACCTTGCCAGTATGCATTTGCTGATCTTTCATTTTCAGCAATTACAATACCAACGATATAACCATTATAATCTTTTGCTACATACAACTTGCCAATCATGCTCTACACCAACAATTCTGAATTAATAGTGTTAATATTATAGGGTGTTATGTTACAATCTTCAAGGCCAAAAGTAAAGTTTGCTTCTTCTTTACTTACTACGATTTCGCCACGAGCACTTGCATGTAGTAAGGCAAGATTATGAAGAGTAAATTTGTTTTGAATATTTATTATGCATTTCATTACATCCGTAATATTGGCCCGATTAGACTCAACATTATTCCCACCCCTATGGTTATTTTGCTTAGTTACCAAATCAGTCCAAATGGCTTCTCGTTTTTCAAGATCAAATATAACCGGGATAATATTTTTTGTATCGCTAACTAAATCTACTTTTGATATTATTGTTTTTGGGTCATAAATCTCATTACTATTTACATGCTCTCGAGCCATCCAACCAGCATAGCATTTTTCATGCTCTTTAAAAGTAGGGCCAGAATATACAAGCACATTCATGCATATATAACGTATACCATCTTTAAGCGCCGCTTCTATATTTATATCGATAAACTCAGAAGCTCCGTTTCGGGCCTGAGTAATATCCCCACTATGGCAACAAAGAGTATTATTATCTCTTAGGCTGGTGTAGGATATATGTTTAGTAATATCAAATGTTTGATTATGCATAGTCGCCGATAAATCAATGTCCTTTCCTACCCAATAAATAAAAAATCTTAATGTATTTTTGTCACCAATTGGTAAGCGGGTACCCCTACCAACTATATCGTAACCAGTGGATGCACTTCTTTGTTGGGTAGGTAATGGACACCTATCAAGTCGTGGATCTATCCAAACATTTTTTAGAGGCTCCAATTTAGAAAATCTTTTAACCAATTCAACATCAATAATATCATAAACTGCTCTAACAAAACCATTTGAAATATGACTATTATGAGGACCGATATTAATTGCTCTTTGAATGCTACCCTTCGGAAAAACAATACGATCATTATTAAAACAACGCCCCTTGAGGTGCCCTGATAATTGTGTCAAAACTCTGGTAGATATTTTATCGACAATTTGCGAAAAATTATCAATAACAACTAGACTTTCGATAGAATTGCTTTTCCTTAATATGTAGTCAAGTCTACGAGCAAACTCGCCTGGCCTTTGAGTTAATAATTTAGAGGCCTTTACATATTCTTTTTTATCTAACATCTCTTGCACTTTTGAGTTGATCGTATACAATTTTTGATTATTACGCACCTTACTGGCAATTTGGTATACCTTCTTTGAATAATCGCCCACATGCAGATTATGGAATAGTTTGCACCATTTATTTCTATGACGATTAATATCTTCCTCGGAAATCACTCGCTCAAGCGCCATAACCAATACTCGTCTGGTTTTTCTTGGTAATGATTTAAATTTTGTATTCGTTGCAAGTGATATATCACCACCACTCATATAGGTTGCAATTCGTAAGACGTCCGTGGCAGTTTTTACAATACCTACTACATTCCTTCTTTGTTTTTTGATTTGATCCGTTGCAATAATGCACATCGTTTCCTTATAAGGAATTGCTTCTGGAAATCTCAGGTCACTTTCATTGTCAAGATAATAGGTAACAATTTTTTTATCTTCTTCGGAGAGAGATTCATTGGAACTCAGGAGTTTCGTAAAGAAATTCAAATAATCATCCTGAGAGATAATATTGATTTCTTTAAATTTTACATTTTCAAATTCATATTTTCTTGGAAGTTTATGGTAATTAGGTTTCCATTCTCCATGAGTAAAATAATGAAGGATAGCATTTATAAACAATTCGAGTTCGCTTGCCTCCATTACTTGTTTAGGGAAATTGGGGTACATCGGTTCATAATTAACATCCGCACCCTTAATATATTTTAACGTAGGAATTATTGTCTCTGCTATATATGCAATAGCATTTTGATTTAATTGTAGAGAGAAAAACGAAAGCATGTCGTTGCTCATAATATAACCGAGATTCATCATTTCTGCATTCAGACTCATAGCAATTTGACGGTTACTTAGAGTGTTAGTTGGGTATAAATCTTTGTCAATTACAATTCCATTCAGTTTTTTGATGCAGATTTCGAGTTTCATCTTTTTCTCCTCAAAAAAATTTTAGGGGTGATTGACAACCCTCTTATGGACAGACCTAGAGCCTGTAGTTTTTCAACGGAAGAAGGAAGGGCTGTCATGGCCCGAGTAAATCAGGTTATTAATAAATCTAGAAGTATCCACTTTTTCAACAGGGGGTCGAACCCCGTTATTAGAAGGAAGATTTGTTATAGCCTGAAGGAATTTGAAAAATAAGGTGATTGATAATTTTTTAAATTCTTTTGCTCTACCAACTGAGCTACATTCACGGAAAAATGGTGTGAATGGCAGGACTCGAACCTGCGACCTAAAGATTAGCAAATTAGAAGGAAAAATTATCATGGCCTTAAAAAACACCAGAGGTGAATAATGATTCTGTAATAGGCGCTCTAACCACTGAGCTACCCTTGTCATAAAATTAATGGGACAAGGGGTGGGATTCGAACCCACGGCCTCCCGCTCCACATGCGATTTAGAAGGAAGAATCATAATAGCCTCTGTAAAAATGGTCACGGAAATTAAGATCACTTGAGTCATATTTCAAGTATGTTTGTAGAAGGAAGTAAATCTTATGGCCGTGAGTATTCATGCGGTT